CCGCAACAACAAAAGTGACAGCCGCACCGGAAACCGGCAGAGCGTCAACCGTAGCCAGAGCCTGCGTCGCCGAATACATCGCCGGAACAGTGACCGAAGCCGTGGTGGACGCCGTAACGTCAGCCAGAGCAACGAACTGATACAGCGAACCAGTCGATTCACGAGTCTGCGGATTGACGGCGTAGACGTTGGCGATGGTGAACACGTCACCAGCCTTGATCGTCGTGGTCGTAAGACCAGTCAGAACAACAGTCGTCGAACCTTCGCTCGTAACCGAAGTGCTAACCGTGACAGTGCCGGCGCGGGAGCCAGTCGTGAACTGTTTCACCGACTGCGACATATTCAGCTCGTCGTAGCCGAGAATGCCTTCGCCAAACAGGCCGTTCTTAAACTGCTTCGAAATAGCCGAAACAGGGTTGAACAGACCTTTCATGCCTTCGATCAGCGCGGCGTTAGCAGCCGGGTTGACCGTCGCATAGCGCGGCGACATAACAGCGGCGTTCTCGTTCAGTTTCTGCTGCGCCTGCAACAGAACCAGCGAGGTAGCCGGCGTCGTGCCGGGCGTGCCGACCGAATTGCCGATATATTTGAACGAGTTAGCAACGTCAGCGTCGATGCTGGCGGCGAGCTGCGAAATACGCGGCTTCAGCACGCGTTCCGCGAAGTCGTCCAACTGCATCGTCAGCTCGGCGGTCGTGAAGTTCACGCCGATATGCTTCTGCGACGAAACGGTCAGGGTCGTGTACTGCTCGTTGTCGTCCTGAACCTGAAGCGCAGCGCCGTCCGTAACCAGAGCGCGGTCGGGCAGGCGGATACGCAGAGTCGACCCGATCTTAGCGCCTTCAACAGCGAAAGAGTCGTCATACTGACGGTTAACGGTGCGGGTGAGCACGAGGTTGTTCTCCAGAATTTCCAGAGCCTTCCGCGTGATCATATCAATAGTAAGAAGTGAATTAGACATACCTTATCTCCGATTCTGCGCTTCCCACTTCTTAATCTGTCTTTGCCGTTCCGCTTCGATCCAATCCGACGTTGACATTGACTTTAGCGATCTAGGATCAGTCGTGTCGTAACGAGGACCTGAATTTGACCGGGTGGCTGTGACAGGAGCAAGAGGTGCGGGCGCGGTTGAGGTTTTCTTAACCGGCGGATTCGTGGCCAAATTGACCTCGATTTTTCCGATCTCTTTTGCCTGCAAGACTGGCGACAAGCGGGAAATTCGACTGGCTTCTTTTGGGTTGGACCCAAGCCAATAAATGACTTCGGGGCCAATATCAGAAGCCTGAATAGCCTGAGCCATAACGTCCGTGACGGGAAGATTTGGGTTATACGCGACCTGTTCAAAGTCTTCGTATCGGTCCCTAGCCTCTTCTTCACGGTCCTTATATGACTCTAAAAGAGCCGCTTGCTGAGTTGCGGCCTCGCGCTGGGCTAGAAGCTCTTGAGCGCGCTGATTGGCCAATGCTTCCGCATAAGCCTGGGCGTTCTCAAAATCATCCGGCGCAGGTGGAGGTGCAACGGGCTGTTGACGGGCCTGTTGCTCCGCAAGCCGTTGGGCCTGCTCTCTTTCCCATTTGCGCTGTTCTCTTGCAAGGCGCTTGCTTACAATCGCGTCCAACTCTTCCTGAGAGAACGATTTTGTAGGCTGCTGTTCCTCCGGCGTCGCTTCCACAGATTCCGGTGCTGCCGTAGCTTCCGGTTCCGGCGCGGGGCTGATCTCCGCTACAGCCTGTTCTTCGTCAGACATTACGTCTCCTAATCCTAGCTATCCGGCTAGTCGGTCATCCATATTTACATACAAAAGACTATTACGTCAAACGTAATAGCTAATGTTGACTTTTGCGCTGGCGGTCGTCTCAATGAACTTAATGCGGCTAAGATCGCCGTCATATTGAAGCGGGATACCCGCTACGAGCAGCATTCCGACCGAAGCAGTCGGATCTGTGCCGTCATCGCGCCACCGCACATTCTGCGTTTCGGCCACGATAAGCGCAAAATTGGCTTTTGTGTTCGAGCCATTGGGAGTCTGGGTAGGCACAGTTAAGCCCGTCGCCGAAGAAAGCGTAGCGAGCTGCTGATACCCCATACAGGTCGTAATACCTTTTACATTCATCGTCATTTTAGAATCTCCCGCGCTGAGCCATCGAGCGCAATTTTACTTCAGTATCTTGCGCGTAGGTTACTGGAATCGTTGAGAAAATCCAACCCAAATTATTGCCGGCGTCTACGTTGCCGTCCGTCGGAAGAGCTTGCCAAGTCGCGCCGCCGGTAGCAATAGAATCTTTTATGGAACAATAACTTACTGTATTTGTTCCTGAACTATCTGATAACGTAAATCGCGAGCCGGCAGAACTGCTTTGTAAAGTCACTAGGTTGCCAGAAGTTCCAGACGCGGTGAACGATGACACCGTTTGAGTAGTGCCAGCCGTAAAAGTTATGGTGACTGGCTGCGTCGTATTGGCGATATTAGCGAATGTATTGCTGCCGGAAATGGTCAACGCGCCCGCGCCGTCTTGACTCAATGTAGCTGCATAATTAAACCCGCCGCCCGCAAAGGTCTTTGCGCTGGCGGAAGTCATGCTGATGGTAGACGTTGTTCCCGTTGTAGTCAGCCCAGATCCAGAAGCCGACCAAGCCGTAGCGCCCGACCCGGCGATTACGATTTTGCCGTTTGTCCCAAAGGTAATGGCGCGGGTAAGCGCGCCTGTTGCGACAAATGTGCCGGTCGTAAAAGTCTTTCCGTTTACGTTGAACGTGCCGGAGGTCAAAGTAGTCGCAAGCGCGGTTCCACTTAGCGAAGTGTTATCCGCTAAAGTAAGTGTGCCGGTCGCGTTACTGATCGTAAAAGGCTGAGTAAATGTGACCGCCGCCGAAGTTAGAGTTTGCGTAACCCCTTGGCCGGCAAAAGTAAATGCGCCTGTGCCGCTTGTGGCTACATTAGACCCATAGGTTAAACTACCATAAAATGTCGGCGTAGTCGTTCCTGTCGCTAACGTCATATCAGCGGCTGCCGAATTACGCGCGCTCATATTCAACGAGCCAATCTGAAATTGTCCGTTTATGGTTATGGTAGCGCCGTCATTTAAGCCCGTAGCTTGGATGATAACTGTATCTTGAGCCAAAGGAAAATTATTCAGCGCAGGCGTTGTCCCGCCGGCCGTAGTTTCCCATGCAGCATCAGACCAGTTCCCGCCGGTCCCGGCGGCTGTGTACCAATATTTATTAACGCCAGCCGCAAAAGTGATTGTTGTATTGTCGTTCCCGAGACAATTACCAAGGCGAGTGCCCGTCCAAGGCGTGGCAACACTGCCGGCGGCTTTAATGTCGCGAAAATCAACGTCCGCAAGCGCAGAAAGAGTGCCATTTAACGTTATTGTGCGCTGCGTTCCAACGACATCGCTAAACACTAACATCCGCCGAACGGCTGTATTAGCCGCACCAAACGTGAGCGTTCCGTTTACGGTCTGATCTGCGGCAAATCGGACAAATTTCATGCCGGCGGCAGAGGCTGTCGTGAAGACCAGATTATTAAACGTATTTGCGCCCGTTATAATAGCAAGACCCGTGATGAAATTGCTAGTAAACGATACGTTATAATACGTTAACCCACCCATAGAGCAAGACGGGTTGCCATTCGAACAATTTATCTGAGACGTGCCGGCGTTAAACGTAAGATTAGTGGATGTTATAGTTAATGGAGTGCCTGACGACAAAGCGACAGTACTGGACCCCAAAGATAAGTTGCGTATGTTAGTGGACGTAGATGATATAACTGTTGCTGTGACATTAAAATTGGCCGTAATAAAAGACCCATTTGTAAGTGTAATTCCAGCCCCAGTAGTAAGCGCCGATCCAAGCGTCCATTCGCCACTGACACCATCAAGAGATAATGTGCCAGTCGTAACACTTACGCTATTCGTCGTTATAGTATTGCCGGTCGTGGTTGATCTGAACGTCAACGCGCCGGTATAAGTAGACGCATAATACGTCGACGTAGCGTTAATCCACGATCCGTAAACACCTAACGCGGAACTACCCGCCAGCGTCATTTTCTTAGCAGCGTTAGTAATTGTAACTGAAAAATTGGCGCAGTTAGACGTAGCGTTTACAGTGACTGTAAAAGTTCCGGCGGCAGAATTATCATCAAAGATGACGTTATCGGCGCTTGTAGGAGCCTGCGTATGAAAAATGCCGCCGCCAGAACTCGTCGCCCAACGGGTTGCAAAATCGCTCCAGTTTCCGGTCCCGCCAACCCAATAATAGTCAGCCATAGATCAGTCCTCTTTTGTAACTATAGCCAACCATTCATCATATCGACGCTGTTTTTCAGCTTCGATCTCAGCACCCGACAATTTTAGTGTGTCGGGTATGACAATCGCGTCTTTGAAGACCCACGGAGCTTCACCCATGGTAAATTCAATCTTTATCATGGAATGGCCATCCCAACCCAAGTAGATGTCGCGCCAGTACCGCCAACAGTGCAGACCCAACCAGAAACGGCCGTAGAAGCCGTCATGTCGTTGTAGACAATATCGCCTGCGCTCCACAAATAACTAGCAGCAGATGCAAAACCTGTGGGAGTAGTAGCGGCCGAAATTTTACTTTCGGTCATGTCTAGATCTTTTACGATAAGCCGCACGCATCCGGTTAATGCCGACGCGGTATATTGAGCCTCTGTCATTACGGCGTAACCGACATAGCTGCCGGTATAAAAAGTAGCTTCGGCGCTAGTAACGGCCGCTGTCTGAGTTATGTTAAAATACCCTTGCGAGTCGGTAACATTGATTTGCGCGGTGCCGGCGGCGCTAACATAACTCCATGCGCCGCCATAAGTTCCAAGCACAAACACGCGGTAGGTATTTCCAATCGTAAACCAAGCCGCTGCACCCGCACGAGGACGGCCGGTTCCTTGAACGACGCGCACGCCGCGTGTGCCATTGACGGCTTTGACCGCGCCATTATAAAGGTATGATGTTCCTGAAGAAGGCACGCGCGCGCTGACATCAAACGTCATGCCGGAGAGCGCGGCGACTTGACGCGTCGTCAAATAGGCCGTGTATAAATCTTCGCCATTATACGTAACTACACCAAACGCGGAAGGTGTTCCAGTCTGATATATCGGCGAATTTTTAACGCCTAAAAGCATTTGAGGCGTGACAGCCGGAGTAGCCGTATTAAGAACTGCCAAATTATCAATATTAACGCGGATGTTGGACGAAACCGCAGCAGATCCGTAAAGATCTACGCCTATATTGTATTTGTCTAAAGTGCCAATAAACACTAGATTTGAAATGTTTATAGCGCATTGCGACATATTGGTTAGTTTAAGTGTAATTCCACGTTTAGTCCCATAGAAATACGCGCCTTCAACAGTTACTTCGCCGGTTATGATGGCAGTAGGCCCAAGTTGGCTCTGATATTCCGTAGGTATGCAAGTCTCTACGAGCGTGTCTACCCATGCTTCGTCTGGACGGCTCAGTAGAATGTCCGTTGATTCTTGAGTAGATGACGATGAAAGCCCGTTGGCCTCGAAATAATTATCGCGGATGACAGTGCGTTGATTTAGGCCGACTAACACAAGCCCAACGCCATTGTTGCCCCCTAGAGTCTGATTCCTATTACCTTCAATCGTATTTCCAGTAATTACAAGACCCGATGAGCTAAAGCACATTATGCCAAGGCCGCCAAGATTACCATCTATACGATTATTTTGGAATATAGTCTGAAAACTTTGTTGTCCGCAGACAACACCGTAATCATTATTTGTGATAAAATTATTCGAATATGTTCCAATATATCCATACAGAAGAAGAATGCCGATTCTATTGGACTGAATTTGACAATTATCGACGATGTTAGTATCAGCACCGACGGCTTTAATACGCTGAATACCGACAGATCCGCCACGAATGTATAAATTGCGAATTTCGGAATACTGCCCGATAATATCAAGCACGGGAAAAGTTTTACCCGACGCCGTAAGATAGGTAGTCCGTTTATTTTCACCGATAAGAACGGAGTTAGTCGGCAACGTCAACGTGCTAGTTATGCGATAGTTACCGTTAGGGAAATAAATAGCGTTTCCGGCAGCAGTGCCTACGTTAATCGCGGTTTGAATCGCGACGGTATCATCCGTCACGCCGTCGCCGACTGCGCCCCATTGACGGACATTTAGGTTTTCTAGGCTGACCGTTGTTTGAACGGTCACGCCATCCTGCACCAGCGGATATATCTCTGCGCCGGTTAATGGCAGCGTTGCTGGCGGAAGCTGCGAGATCTTTACGTCGGCCATTATACGCCCCGATTATTAAGCTAGGAACTTTAATTTATACAGCGTCGACAGATATAAGTCTACGATACCGTCGATAATGTTCTGGATCGCCGTGTCTTCTTTGTCGCAGACTTTATAGCGCATGGACTCGACTTCTTTGAGCGAATCTTCCAGAAATTCGACGACATTATTGGTCTTTTTAGCCGAATGCAGCGTGATTGGGCCAATTAGGCCATGTCGACCCTGATAGGCTTCAGCCAAATCATCTGCTAAATCGATGACTTTTTCATAAAAGCCACCCAAAGCCTTGTGTTTGGCGTAAGAACGCGTGTTGAGATGCACAGAATGCGTGACATCACGCGCCAAAAACAAGTGTCCAATCAGATCCGCGCAGCTCATTGACCCATCTCCCGTATCGGCGCGCTACCCGGCACCAAATCACCCGTATCCAAAGCCGCCGCAATGGTGCCCTGCACGATGTCCTGAACCTGTTCTGGCGTCAAACCCGCCTGCATAGCCGAAAGACGCTTGGTTTCGGCGTCATAAGCCTTAATTTGCGCGTTTTGTTCGTCAATCGACAGTTTTTGCATCTCATAGGACTGCATGAGCGCCTGGATCTGAGCCGTTGTCTGCTCCATTTCCCGCGCCATTTGCTCCATTTGCATGCGCATGGCCTGCGCTTCCGGCGACTCGTCGGTATCCTGAAGCACTTTCGGGTCGAGCATCTTCTCAAACCGTTTGGCCATCGTCTCAGAACCTGGCCAATCCATGTTCTTGACGAACAGGTCGCCCGCGACCGACCACAACGCGGGGTTGGTCTGGAGGATCTGGCCCATCGTGTCCATAGCCTCCTGCTTACGGGTCATGTAGCTGGGGCCAGACGACACATGCACATCGTAGGTGCCGACATTGGGGTTGTAGATCTTGGATATTTCAATGCCTTCTTCGTTGACAATCTTGCGCACCGCCTCCGGCTGGGCCGGGTTAATGCGCGCCATGCCAACTTCGCCTTCGACATTGATAATACGCGCCACGCGCTGCGTGTCGTAGATCTTTGGAATCATGTCGACGAGCTGCCGCGCGACGTATTTTATCGCCCGCGCAAGGTTGTCGACATAATGATAAGTACTCGTGTCTCCTTGCCGCTCCCGAGCGAGGATTGCACGACCCGTCCGCTCGTTGGAAGTCGCCCCAATGCTACTATCGTACTGGCCAGTGGTCGACTTGATGTCTTCGCCAGCCCCCATCTTGGCTTGAATAAGGCCCGTTTGAGCCATCGGAGGCTGGGCGCGTTCAGGTAGCGGTAGCGGGTTGCCGGCTCCGTCGGTAACATCGGGATTGACCTCCAGATACGGCCAGTTATTCGTATTGGCCGTTTTCCAGTTGGTTTCATAGCCTTCGAACTGACCGCCATAACCGATAAACGGCGCTTTAGGGGCCAGCGCGAGCATTTCGGCTTCTTGGCTAACCCAGTAGTTATACATGCGCTGAGCGTCTTTGGCGTTGCGCACCAGCCCGCTGATGTAGATTTGACCGTCGACCTCGAACTCGTTGCCAACGACGCGGATGACGGGGATGTATTTACCCGCCCACTCGCGCTCTTCCAACACCTCATAGCCGTTGGTCTTGATCCACATAACCCTGCGGCGGTCGCTCTCGCGCGAGCGCAGCGGCTTGCCGTAGGCGGCCATGAGCCGCTTGTCCTCCGGCGTGCCCTTGAACGCCGTGATGTTGTCTGGGTAGAGGTTAAGAGTGGCGCGCTTCGTGTCGACGTAGAAATACTCAGCGATGCGCACCGTTTCCTGGCTGACCCACATGCTGAGCGTTTGGTCGCCCACACCCTGAGACATCATGCCGGTCACAGGCGTCGCGTCAGGATACATGCGCTCGTATTCAGCTTTCGGAATGTCTTCCGTAATAAAGCACCAGTTCGCGTCCTGACCGCACGGGTCCTGGATCATCGGGTCCATATAGACGCTGAAACTGCTGCGAACGCGCGCGATCTTAATGTCCTGCTCGAACGAGTCTTCTTTGCAGTATTCTGTCAGGATACGGATATAGCCTTCGCCGTATGTGACCTGGTTATCGCAGGCCGTATCATAGGCAACATCGGCGTCGGACATATACTCGATGTGTCGCACGATACCGTCGAAGATCTCCGCGACCTCTGGATCGGCGTTCTCATCGGCGGGGATGACACGCGCGGTCGGACGGTTCTGGCGCTGCTCGTTGGTCACAAGGCGCACATGCTGCGGCAGTTTGTTGATCGTCAGGCACGGCCGCGCGTTGATCGTCTGCCCCTGCACCGCGCCCCGCGTCGCCAGCACGTCGGCTGGCCATTGCCAACTATTATCAGGACTTCCGGCCATAAACCGAAGGTCATCTAATTCATCTTCCCTACTATCTGAATACGCGGCTTGAGCGACGGTGAAACGATGCCGCATAGTAGCCAGACGATTATCGTCTGGATTGTCGGAAACCTTACCGGCAGCGGTTACATCGTCAGCCATAGAACCTATTACCTTTTCGCATATTGTCCGAGCCGGGGATAACCTGAAGATTAGAGGCTATATGCAAACCGGAGACATTTTGCCCTTTAAGGGGTATAATATGATCTACATGCCAAGGGAAGCCGTAAGCCTTAGATAGCTCGTCTGCCAGCAAATAGAACTCTCTTATACCAGCAAAATCTTGTTCTGTCAGCCATTTAGGTGTGCGCTGATCTTGAGCTAGCCGCCGCTCCTTACATTTAGCGTTTGTGTGGGCGCGGTTACGCTTTTTCCATTCGGCTGATATGGCTAGATATTTATCCCAATTCCTAGCCTGCCAATTAGCGTTCTTAGCTCTGACTTTATCGGGATTGGCTACGCGCCAATCTCTATATCTTTCTGATTCTTTTGCCGGATCGCGGCTTTTTTTCTTTATTTGCTTGTAGCGATCCGGGTTTTCTTTATTCCATTTGATCGCCGCGTCTTTAGCGCATTGAACGCATTTACGGCTGACCGTATAGCGGCCGGTCGTATGCCCTTTACGACAAGGAACGCCTATGTCGTAAATAAGATCCATTATTTACACGACTTACCCTTGCTCATTCCGCCCTTTTTGGCGGCTGCGCTGCGCTTAACGCTGTAGGCAATGGCGGCCGCTTGAGCCGGCTTTTTTCCGGCTTTTACTTCGGCGGCAATATTTTTACGAAAAACGGATTTGCTGCTGGATTTTACGAGCGGCATGTCAATGTCCCATCCAACCTGAAGAGGCTGCGTTGCCACCATACGTTACGCGCGGTCTGTTGTCTATGGGCCGCGCTTCCCTGTGCGCCACAGGATACGCGAACGTCACAGCGATAGCGTCGGCGGCGTCGGGTGAGGCCAGCCCTCGCGCCTTCATGTCCTTTTTACTCTCTAGGAATATAGTCCCTTTACTGTCAGGCTTCATCATGGGGCCGGTCAGGTCGCTCTTTAGGAAGCGGTCGTTTGGTATGCTGGCTGTCTTCAGCCACTCCCGCATGGCGTGCCACATCTCGGCGCGTTTGTTCCCGAACATGATCGGTTTGGCGGATCTCATACCGAAGTTGACGCCCCTGATCTTGTATCGCTGCTCCTTCAGCCGGTCGACGACGCCAGCCCCTAGCCCGCCCTCGTCCACGACGACGAGCGCTGGGCGGAACTCTTCGATGATGTCAATGACGCGGCCCACGACCTCCATCGTGTCGTCGCCGCGGTAGCGGCGTATGCCGATGATGTCGCGTCCTTGCCGGATGGCGATGACCGTAGCGTCCGCCCCGAACCGCGCCGGGTCGACGCCGACGATTATCGGTGCACTCTGATCCTGTGATGGCGCACGTGTCTGCGCGTCCATGACCAGTGATGACGGTATAAACTGGTCATCCGATGCGTTCGGGAAGGCTCCATAGACCTCAACATGCGCTTGGCTAGAGTCAGGTCCGTATTCGTCGATAATCTGCTGATAGACTGCCTTATCAGTGCCCTCCACGCTTCTAGCGTCAACAACCTTGTTTCGCCAGAACTCGCGCTTGCTGTTGAAGCACTCGTAGAAATATCCGCTGTTACGGCGGGGGTTACTGAAAGCAAGCCAAAAACGATTAGGAGTGTTCTCTGTAAAGAAGCCACTGGCCACCGCCCAGATAGAGTCATCAATACCGCTGGCCTCGTCGAACACCAGCATGACGCCCGCGAAGTTGTGCACGCCCGCGTAGCTGTCCGGGTTCTCAGCCGACCATAGCCGCCCCTCGACGCCCCAGTAGCGCGTGCCTAGCTTCAGATCCCGCTCGACCAGTTCCGCGATCCACTTGGCCGGTAGCACTCGCGTCGCACTGACCTCGAACCAATGGCTGTTGAGGCTCATGCTGAGCCACTTGGTTATCTCGGCCCAGGTGACGCTGCGCAACTGCGCCTCTGAGTTGGCGCTGACGATGGTGGTGCTACCTATGCGCGTGGTCAGCATCCAGATCACAAGCCAAGAGACTAGGGCCGACTTGCCGATACCGCGGCCGGAGGACGTGGCCATGCGGAAGGTCTCAAAATCTACCTTACCGTTGTTCTCTTTGATGTGGTCGCGCAGGTCTTGCAGCACCTGTAACTGCCACTGGCGCGGGCCGGTGAAGTGTTCCAGCGGCGTGCCGGCCTTACCCCACGGGAACGCCATTCGCACGAACGCGACCGGATCGTTCTTCACCTGCGCCGACCATAGGGT